AACCATGCAAACATACATTTAGTTTTAAGCATTATAGAATATGGTAAAGGCGACTAATACAGTAGTTGAATTACACCCAAAGGAACAAAGAGAACCTTGGGAGATTGAATGGGAAAGATGTAAGCCTTATATAGCAAAGGCTGTAAAACATCAAGATTCCTATACAATTGATGACATAGAGGATAAAATAAGAGGTGGAATATTCCATTTATGGCCAGGCAAAAAGTCTGCATACATAACAGAATTTGTAATATATCCACAGGTGAAAGCCATGAACCTTTTATTTTGTGGTGGTAATTACGAAGAACTAGAAGAAATGCTGCCTCATATAGAGGAGTTCGCTAAGAAAGCTGGCATCAAAAGGCTTTACGGCGGTGGCAGAAAAGGATGGATTAGAAAGATAAAACATCTAGGATTTGAAACAGAATATTTAATTAGAAAAGACTTATGAGTAAAGGAAAAACCACAACAGTATCAGAAGCAAGTTTACCAGCGTTCCAAGAAGCACAATTCAAAGAGCTTTTTGGTGCAGCTAAGGGTGTAGCACAACAACCCTTTGTACCTTACACAGGACCAATGGTTGCTGGCTTCTCACCAGATCAATTACGACAGTTTCAAGCTACTAGAGGATTATTTGAATCTGGTATGGGTTATGACCCAACCAAAGCTTTACAAGGATTAGCGCAAGAGCAAAGACCTATGACTGGTCAAGCGGCATCTCTACTTGGTCAAGATATAGGCGCTTATCAATCTCCGTATCAACAACAAGTCATAGATTTAGCAATGGGTGACATACAGCGACAAGCTGACATAGCGCGTGGCGGTGCGCAGGATAGAGCAATCAGAGCAGGTGCTTTCGGTGGTTCAAGATCTGCATTACTAGAGTCTGAATCACAAAGACCTTACGCAGAGCAAATGGCTAGAACAGCTGCTGGTTTAAGACAGTCAGGCTTTGAGCAGGCGCAAGCGGCAGCGGAGCGTGATGTGGCAAGGCAACAACAAATGTCTATGTTTGCACCACAACTTGAATTACAAGCAAGACAACAACAGGCAGGATTGCTTGGTGGCTTACAAGGACAGCAAGTGCAAGGACTAGGATTACTAGGGCAAGCGGGTGCGCAGCAGCAGGGACTACAGCAAAGAGCAATCGATGCACAAAGAGGCGAGTTCCAAAGAGCGCTTGGTTATGGACCACAGCAAATTGGCTTATTACAAGCTGGCATGGGTACACCTCTTATAAGTCAATCCACAACAAATCAACAAAAAACTGGTTTAGGCGATGTTTTAGGCGGCGCAGCTGGTCTCTTGGGGTCTGCGTGGACAGGCGGAATTAATCCTCTTGGTTTTTTAAGGTAGGAAATTTATATGGCAATTTTAAATAATCAACCATTTATAAACACAGGTTTATTTGATGATATTAATAAAACTAATAATCAAGTAAGTTCTATGAATATACCACAGGCACCACAAGTGCCGCAGGTAGACCCAATGGTTAGAAGGCAAAGAGCTGGAAATATGATGCTTGCTTTATCTGATGTTTTAAAAGGAAGAGATCCCTCAGAGGGCGTTTTACAAAGACAGCAAATGATAGCTCAGCAACAAGCACAAGCTAACCAACAAAAATTAGTAGAGGATTTCAAAAAAAGAAATCCGCAATTGGCTAATCGTATTGATTTAATAATGGCAGGAATACCTGACAAAATGTTGGGTGGAGGCAATGATGAATTATTTAAAGGACAGGGCGTTGTTAATCAATTTTACAACATCCTTTTGCAAGGACAAGAAGACGAATCTGTAAGAAAGTCTCCTATGTATAAAACTGCTTTTGATTATTTATCTCAACCTAAAACAGAAACATATACTAATGAAGTTGGACAACAAGTAACTAGAAAAACACCAGGCATAATTTCTCAAGCAGATTATTTACCACCTATTGGTGTTACTGCGGCAGATGAAAAACCAGTTGTTACAGAACCAAAAGAAGAAGAAATTGTTAAGGTATCTCCAGAAAGAAGAAAAACCTTACAAACACAAATTGACACAGTAAATAATTCAGAAAGAAAAATATTAGCTTTCCAAAAAAAATTAGATGAAATACAGCCTAACCCACTTACAAGGGGAGAAGATAGAGCTGATATACAAAGTCAATATACATCATTATTGTTAGAGCTTAAAAATTTAGAAGAGCTTGGTGTTCTTGCTGGACCTGATTTAGATTTATTGCAAAGCATGGTTGGCGATCCTACAGGATTTCAACAATTTTTTATATCAGGCGGTACTGCTGGCATAAAGAAACAATTAGATAACTTACTAAGTTCTATTGGCGATAGAAAAACACCAATATTTACCGAATTAGGAATGGAAGTGCCAAAAGGAACAATTACTCAAACAAAACAAACTGCTTATTTGGACGGAAAAAAAATAGAAGTAAATGCAACAGGCGATGGTTGGATATATTCTGATACTGGTCAAGCGGTACAATAATAAGCATGGCATTAGAACTACCAAAAGGAGCAACAACAACACCTCCACTACCTAGCGGTGCTTTGTCTTTTGATAATTTAGACAATAAAACAGGCGCGCCAAAAAAAATAAGAGCAACTGTTTCTGCATATAAAAAACCTGAAGATAAATTAAAATTAATTAAAAAGTATTATCCAGATGCTATTCCTTTTGGTTCAGGTAACTATGTATTTACAAACCCTAAAACCAAACAACCAACCTTATTTAATCCAGGTGGTTTTGATTTGGGAGATGTTTTTGAATACGGAAGAATTGGTGCTGAATTGATAGGTGGTGGTTTAGGTGCTGCTGCTGGAGGTTTAACAACCTCACCAACAGTAGTAGGTGTTCCTGTTGGAGTTGCAGCAGGTGGCGCAGGTGGTTCTGTGGTAGCTGGAGAAATATATGACAACGCATTGCGTTTTTTCTTTGGAGAGGGTGCTGAAGATACTAGAACACTATCAGAGTATGCTGGCGATGTAGCCTTGCAAGGAACAATAGAGGGATTAACACCATTTCCTTTACAAAAAGGTTCAGAAATTTTAAGGCAAGGTGCTAATAAAATATTTAATGATCCAATTGCAAAATCTGTTTATAAATCTGCTGAAAATCTAGGCATGAAAGATTTACCATTAGGTGTAACCACAGGTCCTAAAATAGCTAGAACAGAAAATTCTTTGGCAACTACAGTTGGTGGATCAAAAATTGTTCAATCATATAATGATGCTTTAAATCAGCTAGATAATGCTATTACAGACTTAACATCTACTGGCTCAAATTTATCACAACAGGCAGCTGGAGATTTAATTTTAGATGCTGCATTAAAGTTTGAAGAAGATTTTTTAACAAGATCAGACTTTTTATATAACACATTAAATAAAAAAATACCTAGAAGAAAAGTTTTTGATTTAAACAAAACACAAAAAGTATTACAAGCAAATCAATATAGATTTTCCAACAAGGGATTAACTGAATTATTTGGTAAAAATTTAAGCGATAGACTATCAGTATATTTCCAAGGAGAGCCAAAACTTACATATAGAGACTTAGCTAGTTTAAGATCTACTATAGGCAGACAATTAAAAGGAAGTTTTGTTGTTGGCACATCTCCTGATTTAGATGATATGAAAAAACTATATGCAGCTTTATCTGACGATATGTTTGAAGCAGCAGAGTCTATTGGTGGAGACGTTGCTGTAACAGCAAAATTAGCCAATGATTATTATAAAAAAGGTAGTGATGTTATTAACAAACAAATAAGACCAATAACAACACAAGCTGGTAAAGATTATTTACCATCAGAAAAAATTTATAATAAATTAGAAACTAATTTAAAAACAGAGCCATCAAAAGCTAATGAATTTTTAGGTAATGTATTTAATAAAACTTTGGCTAATGAAAACCAATTAAAATTACTTGGCGAAAAACAATTTTATGATATTACAAGAAATGTTGATGGTGGTTTTACACCAGGAAAAACAGTTAGCAATTTTGAAAAACTAAAAAAAGGTACAGGAAAATTACCAATATCAATACAAGCCTTAGGTACAAAAGTTGACGATATAGAAAACTTGTCAAGAGGATTTAAAGAGGCTGGTAAGTCGGTTAATTTTTCAAACACAGCTTTTGGTAATGCTTCAAGAGAATTTTATACTGCCATAGGTGTAGGAACTGGTAGTGGTCTATTAACTGGAGATCCAACAACAGGAATAACTGTTGCAGTAGGTGCATATGCAATGCCAAAAATATTATCAACTGCTTTAACAAATCCAGCAACAAAAACTTCATTCAAAAATTGGGCGACAAAAAGCGGCGTTCCTATAGATGCAAAGGTAGCTGTTTTAACAAGTATTGGTCTAACAGGACCACAGGCACAAGGCTTAATAGAAGATCAATATAAAGAACAATCATTGTTAGCAGTACCACAATAACCCCATGCCACGCCAATCTGAAAGAGTTGGCCGATCTGGAGAATACTTAGTAGCCTCGCTACTTTCTTTATATGCTGATACTGTGGTTATCGTTCCGCACAGCGCGGAGGCAGACATCATCTTTGATGTTGACCATACGCTATACAAGTGCCAGGTTAAAACACAATCTAAGATACAAACACATAGAGTCTCATGGCAGTTTGATTTTAGGCGTGGTGCTTTTACTAAAGATAGATACTACGAAGATAATGCAATAGATGTATATGCCTTGGTTGCTTTAAAACATCAAACAGTTCAGTTTATGTTTCCAAAGGGTCTAAAACAAATAAGTTTTAAAGACGAGGATGTTCAAGCGTGGGACACGCTAAAGAATACCAAAAACCTATTTAAAGAGATTCGATGTCAACAGACACTTTAGGTTCTTCGTAATGCTTTACAGAGTTCATACCTAAAGATATTAGATACTCAACCACTCTATGTGGTTCTTTCTGTTCGCTTTCACAAAAATCCTTAAACTTTTTAGCAAGATGTTTGTTTATATATACAGGTTTTCTTCCGTTCCTTTCGTTTAAGATACGATCATCAAACTCATATAAATTCATAGCTACCTCATGGTTATAGAGAAACTTCTACTGAATAGTCTCCTATATTATTACCTTTAGCGTCTGTTCCGTAAACCATCTGTAATTCAAGATCTATAAAGTGTTTGGCTTTTAACAAGTCAGTCACCCTATCCTGTTTCTCTCCTTTACTTCTGGTTATATATTTTAAACAACTACCTAGGTTATAAGACAGGTTGTTAGCGTATATATAATCAATAGGCTGTATCTTAGATTGCTTGTAATGCGTTCCAGCTACTTGGTTATTGGTTGCAAGTTTATCTATCTCTTGGTCCCAATCCTTTTCGTTTCCTATGTTAGTATGTGCGTATACTGTTTTATTCATCATAAATTTCTCCCAAATTTTATTTATTTATATTACCATAATTAGTAATATTGTGTTAGTATAAACAAAAATATTAATAAAAGGGAAATTTATGGATATATTAGAAAAGAATTTTGACATATCAAACACCATAGAAGTTGACGAATTAGCAAAGCGCTGGGGAGTTAGCAAGAAAACAATAGATAACAGACGATATAGAGGACAAGGTCCTAGCTATTTCAAGATTGGTGGAAAGATACTTTATGATTTGAAAGATGTGCAAAAGATGGAAAACGACTCTTATATATCTGTAGATGGCACACGCTAAACTCTCACCTTCAGCAGCAAAGATATGGATGGCTTGCCCTGGTATGCCACAGCTATTATCTAGTATGCAAGTAGAGTACAAAGTAGGCATACCAGCAGCGACAGGTACATTGATTCACGAAATGGTAGAGACACTACTTAAAGGTAGATTAAATAATCTTACCTTAGAAGAATACTATTTAGACACAACACATCATGTAGAAGATTTTGATATTACAGTTGACCAAGAGATGATTGATTGTGCTAATACCTATGTTGATTACATAGACAAGAGAATGATGGAGCTTGATGTTGCAAGACCATTAATAGAAGAAAAAGTTAATATGCCAGAAATACATGCAGACTTATGGGGTACAGCAGATGCAATACTCATTGGTAAAGACATGATAGAGATAATAGATCTCAAATCTGGTAAGTGGGCAGTAGAAGCAGACAACCCACAAATGCGTATCTATGCACTAGGTGCATTGTCAAGATACGGAGATGACTGCACAGTTCAGATGACCATAGTACAACCAAGAGGTTGGCACAAAGATGGTCCTATTAGATCATATTCCATATCAGCTATTAACTTAGTTGAATGGGCCTATGAAACCTTGAAGCCAGCAGCCGAGGCTTGCTTTGAGGAGATACCCACATACAACTATAGCAAAGACGGATGCCGTTGGTGTAATGCTAAAGATGCGTGTGATACTTATAAACAAAACCAACAGGGAGACTGAAATGGTAAAAGAAAATACAACTGAAAATGTTGATGAACCAACAATAAAGTTTGCAGATGATGGCGTTGAGCATAAAGTCAACGACATGCCAGACGAAGCAAAACAATTAATGGCTCGTTGGCAGGAGAAGAAACAAATCAGAGATGAGTTTATTATTAAAGCCAACAATGACATTGATGACTTAAATACTTTACTTGGTTCTTATGAAGCTCGTATGAAAAACATATTAGAGCCAGCAGAAGATGAACCTAAGATTGAGGTGCAATAATGTCGTTAGCTAATATTAGGCAAAAGGCAAAACTTAAACCACCTATCATAGTTCTCTATGGTCCTGGTGGTATTGGTAAAACATCTTTTGGTGCAACTATGAATAAACCAATTATAGTACAAGCAGAAGATGGTATAGGTAAGATTGAGTGTCCTCATTTTCCTGTGGCTAAAACTTATACAGAACTGGAAGCTAACCTCAGATCATTACTGGAAGAAGAAAGCGAATTTAAAACTGTAATTATTGACAGTTTAGATTGGTTAGAGGGTTTACTACAAGCTCATGTATGCGAGCAAAATGGTTGGCCTGAAATCTCATCTCCTAGTTTTGGCAAAGGTTACGCTGTTGCATTACAGACTTGGAAGGACTACCTTAAATTACTAAATCAGTTGCGAGACAAAGGCTTTACTGTCTTACAGATTGCACATAATGAAGTAAGAAGATATGAAGATCCATCAAGCGAACCCCATGATCGGCACCAAATTAAGTTGCACAGAAAAGCCGCTGATCTAGTCATAGAACACAGCGACGCGGTATTCTTTGCTAATTACAAGATAGGTACTATCCAAGTAAAAGGTAAAGGCGGTGGTATGACAACTAAACTAAAGCAAGGAGATAGAACAATCTTTACACAAGAAACACCTGGCTTCCAAGCTAAGAACAGATTTGGTCTTGATAATGAAATGCCGTTTGAGTGGCAAGCCATTAGGGAGCAGATGTTGAAGTGATTGATACTAAAGAACTTAACGAACACTTTTGTGATGATGATAAACCACAATACGATGAAGATGGATATTGTCGTCATTGTGGAGCAAAAGAAGATGAGTGTTCAGAATATAAATGTTGGATTTAAAAAGGAGTAAAAAATGGATTTAACAAATTTTAATGTAGATGCCTCTAGTGAAGGCAAGTCGGCAGTTGAGCCAGGTAGACACGTTCTACATTGGCAAGGCGAGGAAGAAGCCTTGGTAGAAGGTAGAAACGGATGGCGTGGGTGCAAGATGTATTTTGAGATTGATGGGAGTAGCATCAGATTAAACCATACATTCACTGTTGGTCACGACAATCCTAAGTATGTAGATAGTGGTGTTAAGTCAATGCTTCTTATGGCGCAAGCGATGGGATTAAAAGAACCACCAAAAGATACATCTACTGCCTTTATGGGCAAAAGTGTATCAGCTGAATTAGTCAAAGATGACAATGGTTATCTAAAGATTAATGAGGACTGGGGTAAGACTTGGCAGGCTACTGATAAAAAGCCAGAACCTGTTGATGACAATATTAAAGCTGGTCCTAGTGAAGCAGACTTAGATGCAATGGGGACTACTGTGGCGAGCGAGGATGACGCACCATTTTAATTTTGATGGTAAGAACAGACCCACGCTGTGTGCTTATTGTAAAGCACCAGCTGGGCCTTTTTTAAAAAAAGATGGAGAACACTGGCTTGGAGCGTGCTGTATGGCTCATTTAAAAAAGATTGGGGAGGGAGAAAGACTACCCAACAAAGCACAACTTAATGATACAGGGATTGAATATTCCATAGCACAAACCAAAGATATTTATTTAGAACTAGCAAGAAAGGAAGATCAGAAACCATTGCATAAATGGGACAGAGATAACAGGAAAAGAATCTTCACAAATATTGTTAGGGAATATCTAAACTGGGCGAATGTGCAAGCGCAGTTAGATGATGAGAGAGCTGCAAATGGATTTAACAAAGTACCTGAAAAAGGACATACTCTATAACGACCTTGGTTTTAGTACAGGTAAGAGTACACATGATTTAATAAACGAGATGCAAGCACAGGGATTGCTTGTAGACTTCTTAGAAATTACTGGCGAGATAATACGAGTACCAGTAAAAGCAATAGCATCAAAGCCTGACACTGGCAGACAAAAATCGGGATACTATGTAGTAAATAGTGTTGGCGGACACATGTTCTGCACCTATGGTAATTGGAAAACTGGTTTTGAGGGCAAGTGGTCAAGCATAGATACTAACCAACTTAGTATTGTAGATAGACAAGAACTACAAAAACAAATGGAAGAGGCTAGTGCTAAGTCGCGTGCAGAAAGGAAGCAAAGACAAGATGAAGTTGCAATTGAAATGCAAGAAAAGTTTAAGATTTGCCACGAAGCCATTGACCATGAATATCTCACGAATAAAAAAGTTAAAAGTTATGGGTTGAAGCAATTAAATGGTAGGTTAATTGTTCCTGTATATAATACTACAGGACAGATTCGTTCTCTACAGTACATAGATAAAAAGGGCGAAAAAAGATTCGCTTCCGCTTCAGAAATCAAAGGTAATGTATTTTTAATTGGTACTACCTTACAAGATTTAAATAATATAGAAAAATTAATTTTAGTTGAAGGCTACTCAACTGCCGCTTCAGTATATGAAGCTACCCAAATTCCTGTAGCTTGTGTATTTAGTGCCAACTTCTTGTTGGATGCAGCCTCTAATTTACGCAAGCTGACAGGTGCTAGATTTATTCTTGCGCTTGATAATGATGAGAGTGGAGTGGGAGAAAAGAAAGCGCAAGAGTGCGCGAGTGCTGTGGTTAATAGTGCGGTGCGATTACCTAGTGAAGTTGGCGATTATAACGACCTGTATTTAAAACATGGTTTAGATAAAGTTAGAGCTGAACTAATAGATCATAAACTAGGCATACAAAAGTATGCGATTCGTAATCTTGTAGGTAAGCCAGAGCCACAGAAGTTTTTAGTTGATGGTCTAATTCCTATTGGTAAGCCTGGAATCCTAGCCGCAGTTGGTGGCGTGGGTAAGTCGCTAAGTGTCATACAGTTAGCATTATCTGTGGCGTGCGGAGGCAGGTGGTGGGGGAAAGATGTGAAAGAGAGAGGTAATACTGTTATATTTTGTGCAGAAGATGATTTAATGGAAATACATAGACGACTAGACTTGCTGGACCCTAACGGCAAGCGATTTAGCTCTGTATATGAAGTCTATGTATTTCCTGTCCCAGAACAAAAAGAACCAATGATACTTTTAAGAGAAGAAGGTATTACACCTATAGCGCAGGAGTTAGTAGAGGAATTACAAGCCATACCAAATTTAAAGTTGGTTTGTTTCGATCCTCTCCAAGCATTTACAACGGGCAATGTATCAAGCAGTAATGAAGCAGGCCAACTCTGGGGTAGCTATTGTGCAAACATTAGCGCCAGACTTGGTTGTTCTACCCTTACTATTCATCATCTTAATAAAGGTGCTTTAGCGAACGATAGCGATGATGCTATGAGCCATAGAGCAGAGATTCGTGGTGCAAGTAGTATTACCGACAGCGTGCGGTGGGCGATAGCTATGTGGCTTGCGAGCGCGGAGGATTGTGAGCGTATCTGTGAGGAACAGCGCGTGGAGTATGAAAGAATGAGCGTAGTTAAAGCAGCTCTTGTTAAATCTAATTCTGGTAATGTTGATTACTCTACCAAAACATTATTTAGGAAGAATGGCGTACTTGAACCGCTAGAAGAATTACAAAATCCCATGAGTTTATATGAACAATTTTAAAAGGAGAGAGAAATGAATATACAAATATTACAAGGAAACTGTATAGAAACATTACAAAAATTAGATGATAAATCTATTAACACCTGTATTACTTCGCCACCTTATTGGGGTTTGCGTAATTACAATGATGAAGAAAAACAACTTGGTATGGAAGATACACCAGAAGAATTTGTAGATAACTTGGTTAAAGTATTTAGAGAAGTAAAACGAGTATTGCGCGATGATGGAACTGTTTGGCTAAATCTTGGCGATAGTTATTCAAGTGGCGGAAGAACTACAACAACTAATCAATCTCTACGAGGAGATAAAGATTATGGAGTGACAAGACCAAAACCAAGCAAAGGAATAAAACCAAAAGATTTAATTGGTATACCTTGGAGAGTTGCGCTAGCTTTACAACAAGATGGCTGGTATTTAAGACAAGATATTATTTGGCATAAACCTAACCCTATGCCAGAAAGTGTGAAAGATAGATGCACAAAGGCACATGAATATATTTTTTTATTAAGTAAAAATGTTAAGTATTACTTTGATAATGAAGCTATAAAAGAGGATGCAAAAACCACGCCTGTTAAAAGAAATAAAATGGGAGAAGGTTATCAGGCAGACTACACTAAAGGTAAAAGGTTTAGTGATGGGGAAAGGGTTTGGGGAACAAGTAAAAAAAATAAAAGGTCAGTATGGACTGTAACTACAAAACCATTTAAAGGCGCACATTTTGCAACTTTCCCTAAAGATTTAATAGAGCCATGCGTGTTAGCTGGTTGCCCAGAAAGGGGTACAGTTTTAGATCCTTTTGGTGGTAGTGGTACAACAGGAATCGTAGCGGTTAATCATAATCGTCATGCAGTTTTGTGCGAACTTAACCAAGAATATATTGACCTTGCAAAGGACAGAATTAACCAAGAGGGAGGTATGTTTGTCGACATTACCGAATAGAATCGTTGGGAACTTGCGGGACATACTAGCGAAGCTAAGGGACAAACTATACACTCAGAGGGTCAACACTCGACCATTAGAGGGACATATATCCATGTATATACATATACATAGTAGAGCAATCCCCTTTAGGGGGATTGACTCTACCGAAAGAGAGAGAAAGCTATGAGAAGATTCGGACAAATAGACAAAGCATATTGGTGGATTACTGCCCACAGCGAGAGCGAGCGGGGGGAGAAAACAGCATTGATTCCCATCGCGCTTGCTAGAAAAGAATCGGACTTTTCGCGCGTGCGCCAAATAGTATGGCATTGGTATCGTAGCGAAGTCGCAGGCAATGAGGAGCTATCTATGACAGCTAGATTCGTTTGTTGGTCTTTGTGCGAGAGATGGAGGTATGAAACCTGGTCCTCGCATGATGCTATTAGCTATTACGCTAAGATGACTGCGGTTAATAGGAAAAGCGTTGGGCGTGCGCTAGCGGAGTTGAGCGAGGCAGGATTAATCTGGATAGTGCTGGAGGGAGAGCCGAAGCGATTGAGGAAGTCCCAGAGCGGAGGGAAGAAACATTTTTTGTTGGTTGGTTTAGCGGAGTTGGTTCGTGAGTGATTCGTTCGGCGGAGGCGGGGGGAGGGAGAGGAACGCGCGAGAGCTTTTAGGGGGGGTTATCTTTTGGAGAAGATATCTCTCACGCGTTCAAACTTATTGCTTGCGGTCAATTATTACTATCGCGAGCGCTGTTAGAAATAACATAACAGCGAATGTTAGTGTGACTCCTGCGAATATGTTAATAAGTAGTTCAAGCATTTTTTGTTGTGGTTAAAGTTGTTAGTTTATCCTCTTTGAGTAATTTTTCAACATGGTTATTAATATCATCTATTGAGGGATAGCCTGGCATTTCAAATTCTATTATTACCTTGGTTATTTGTTTCTTGTCGCGCTTTTTGAAGATACTATCCCAGTTATTGCGTATCTTGTTTATATCTTCTATGCGTCTTCCTGATCCTTTACCCATTAGACTGGTTTCCTAAATAAATAGAACAAAGCTTTTAGCTTTTCTTTGGTTAAATGTCGTAAGTGTTTTGGTATGTCCTCTCGCTTCATGTAAGCCTCACTGTGCCACTGGGGGAGACTGTGCCTAGCCTTTCCCCTGTTATTGTTATTAAAAGCCATGTGCCGTCCTCTAAGAGCCTAGAAGATGGCTCATGCGGGTATATTATTTCGCCCTCGTGTTTTAGGTTATCTCTAAGATGCCTAGCGTATGCGAATTCAGCTCGCGGAAAACTGATTTTATATTGTTGCATTATCATTGTTAAGAATCCCAATCTATCTTTTTAGAATAAACAAAAAAGCTTATCCATGACATTTCTGTAATCTCTACTTCAATTTTATCTGTTGGGCTATAGGATTTTTTACCATTTTTATTAGTTTTTTCTTCATATTGTTGAACTTCTAACAGTGGTGGTATTCCTATATCTTTTCTTAAATCAATTTTTAAATTATGATGTTTTTCAACATATTCCTCTAAGGCTTTTTCTATTTCATATATATCTAATTTTATTTCCATTATTTACTCCTTTTCTTTTTAAAGTTATACATATTTTTATGTGATGCGTTGCAATATTTTTTTGGTCTACCCTTGTTTTTGTGTATTATTGATGTTCCGCAGTATTTACAATTAGTGTATCTTTTTTCTGGTATAAACTTCGTTATCTCTACATCAAGCAAATCTTTAACATCTAAAATATCATGTTTAATTGCATATCTTATTATTCCATACGCTCTTTTATAAGCGTCATCTTTGTCGCTTCCCTCTACAGTAGATGAATCTTGCCAATTAAGTTTTACTTTGTAGTCGTATTGGTATTTCATTATTTCCCCCTTTGTGATGGTTTACCATTTGGAAAGGTAAGCGCCATACTAAACGCTTTCCAGTCCTTTGGTGTCATTGCTATTTCTACCTTGTCAATAGGCGTGTTATCTTTTAGGCCGTACTTCTTGCGAAGTTGCCCTATGATGCTTTTGTGTGTTTTGGTTTTAATGGTCATGTTTACTTCTCCAAAGTATCAAAGCTTAATTGCTTTGTACTACTAATTATATAGATACATTTACAAAAAGCAACACTTTTACTCAATAAATGTTTAATTAATTGCTTAAATACGTTAAATAAAAGGTTTATAAGCTATAATTAATCGGAATATGGAAGTAAAAACACCAAAAAAAAGGGGACGTAAACCTGTGGTCATTGACTATGAAAGGGTTGAATATCTTGCGTCTTTAAACATGGGAATAATGGATATTTGCCGTAGTCTTGGTATTGGTTGGGATACATTTAACAAACATAGAAACAAAAAAAATTCGGAATTAAAGGAAAGATTAGACAAAGGAAAAGCAAAAGGACTACAACTAGCAACAACAAAACTCATGGAAAAAATACAAGAGGGCGAGTTCAACGCTATTCAGTTTTATCTAAAATCAGCCGACCGCGAAACATGGGCTGAAAAGCAAACAGTAGAACATAATCTAAACCTGGCAGGGATCTTAGACAGCGCACGCGCCAGGATAATCGATCACGCGCCAGCTCGCGCACTGCCCAAGCGCGCGCAAGCTATGAGCAAAAATGCACAACGCGACGGCGAGGGCGAGGGCGCGAATGAATAACAAATATAGGGTGGGGCGGGTGCGAGGCAATAGTTTTTATTACTCCCTTTTTAACTAATGCAAGATACTCTCAATAAATCGCATTTGACCCCCCCTTTCGTTGCGTGGCGGTGGTGATATATGTATAACTACTCAACTAAAATTTTTTAATTTTTTTTTAATATGAAATACGGCGTAAAACTAGAAAAAGAACTCATGACCGAACTATGGTCAGGACCAATTAAAGACAACCCAGTTAACTTTGTTAAGTATGTATTCCCATGGGGACAAAAGGACACCCCCCTTGAAGATTTCAAAGGACCAAGAAAGTGGCAGGAAAAAATTTTACGAGAAATGGCAATACACATTGAGCGAAACAATGTATTAGATTTACCAGAGATGTTTAGACTAGCCGTAGCATCAGGTCGTGGTATTGGTAAGTCCGCACTTGTCGCATGGATCATAATATGGATGTTATCTACCAGGCTTGGTTCTACCATAATCGTCACTGCTAACACCGAGCAACAGCTCCGTTCAAGAACATGGGCTGAACTTGGTAAGTGGCTAACACTATCTATTAACTCTCATTGGTTTACCAAGACAGCAACCACGATTAAACCAGCACAATGGTTTGAAGATGCGCTAATAAACGACCTCAAGATTGACACTGGTTATTATTACGCGCAGGCACAGTTATGGAGTGAGGAAAACCCAGATGCGTTTGCAGGCATCCATTCATCTTACGGCGTATGCTTGATAATGGATGAAGCATCGGGTATTC